CCTCTACGGAATTCCGTAGGGCGTTAGCTCGGCTTCTATAATGGAAGCCCTGTGATAAGGCACCAATAGTAAATATTGGGAGAGCACCATTCTCAGATTTTTAAGAAAATCCCACTATGATACACGCAGCAAATAAACAGCCAATTAAGGCTAAGTGTCTGCCACACTATAAAATAGCACAGAGATTGCTAGTCGAAACTATTAAGTTACAGACTGGCTACTCCCTGCATAAGGAATCATCTCGATTCTTTCGAACCTTCGATCATTGGGTAGAAAATGAGGGTTTACGTTCAGCAACCATAAGGTTAAAGAACTGTAGACACATAATTTTAAACTCAATTCTCGATCAACCTGATCCAGAATATCCATATATAAGATTGACAAAGGGTTTTCCCACTGTCTTCCTATACTTAAGGAAGTTCAAAAGAACTCCTCAAGGTAAGCAAGCTATCTTTAGTTTGCTTAATTGGTATTCCGGTATAAAGTGTCCAGGTGTCCCCGATTTCAGTTCCATAATTAATGGAGCCGAAAAAGAGGAGGACCTAGAGCTTTATGAACGATTAGTTCGTAATGTTAAATCTTCAGAGAAGTTTGACATCACAGAACTCACTCAACCAACGATCCAGTTGCGTTCAAAACGTGGCCCAAATGGACAAGCAACCTTAAGTTCACTTCTTGACTTAAAAAGTCTTGAAGATGGACAAAAGGAGGCTATCCAGAGTATCGCTGAAGCTCAAGAAGCTGACGATTTTATCGACGACTTCTTAGAATTAGACGATATGGTACAAGAGTTCGACGAACCAAAGATTAAGCCTCACCATTCTAGACTTGCAATTAAGCAAGAATTAGGGGGTAAAGACAGAGTCTTTGCGATTGTCGACTATTGGACACAGGTTACGTTAGAACCTCTGCACTCTAAGTTAGCTTCGATCCTAAAGACAATCAAAAATGATTGTACTTTCGATCAAGGAAAAGGAGTGGAAGAAATTAAACAGTGGACCATAGACTCTAATGAGATCTATAGCTACGATTTAAAGTCTGCCACCGACCGATTCCCTTTAAAGCTCCAAGTTAGGACTTTAAAG